AAAACCGGATAGGAGGGGGTCACTCTCGGATAGGAGTTACACTCCAGGTCCGTGAAGAATATTAATACAGCGGGGGGAGCCTCCATTTCCTCTATGTATTTAAATACAGGCTTGAAATTGGTCCCCCCTCCTCCCACGGCCTTTAGTTTCAGGGGAAGGTCCGATTTGCTATAGGTATCAATTCTCTGAATTTCAGAGTCACAATATATGACCGTAATATCGGCGTTAATATAGTCTAGTATCGCGTTAATTTCACTCCCGAATTGTGCTAACAAGTCATTATCAATAGAGCCGGACGTGTCAACAGCTAAGACGATATGTTGAAGCTCCTCTGAGTACATGCTTGGCAAGTAAAGGCCATCCCCAATATAACGCCTATTGGGACGGGTCCACGTATAGTCTGCCTTGGACGCGCTATGGATGAACTTTCTCAATATTTCCTGCCAAGGAACGCGAGGATTTACTAGGTTATCAACTAGACGCTCCAGCATTTCAGGGAGGGAACCACAAGCCTTAGCTGCTGCTGCTGCCTGCTGCGTTGCAATCTTGGCATTTTCTTCAGCCTGCTGCATGCCTTCACTGCCGCCATCTGTGGGCGCGTCCATAACACCGCCCATTTTACCGGGGTCCGGGTCCTGCCCAGGGCCTCCCTTGCCTTTATTACCTTGTCCCTTATTGGTCCTGGGGGCATCTGGTAATTGCCTATAGATTGCTTCAGTGGTCATCCCTGTATACATGGAATCCAATAAGGCTCCAGGGGGGAGCCGGAATCCCCCCTCCTGCAGTATCGGATTTATAGCAAAGTCGGCAGCTATATTCCACCTTTGCGGGTCCCTAGAGGCACGTCTTGTGTGATGTAGCAGTACGACATGTAAGACCTCATGGGCAAGAACGGCCTTCAATTCATCCTGTGAAAGCCCGTCCACAAAATCTGAATTGTAAATCAGCGATATGCCATTTGTACCCATAGTTGGAATATTATTGTTCTCCTCTGTTTGAAGCCTGAGCATGAGTGTGCCAAAAAAGGGATAATCTAACAGAAGCGCTGTCCTGGCCTTGGTTAGTTTGTGCTTAGTTGTTTCGCTCACCTGGGACCCCCTGTGTACCCCGCCATCTTTGCCAGAATTTCATCGGCTACCTTTGCTGCATCGGCTCGTTTCTTATCATCCTCCCTCAATTCCTTCGGCTCCAGGCTTGCCAGCTTGACTCGCGCCTCATTGATAATGTTAGCCAGGTCCTTATCTCCTGTAATATTGAGGCGGGGGAGAACATCTGTTAATTCGCTGATATTCCCAACTAGGGAATCCCTGAAGATTGCATCTTTATCTCTGAGTTTCTCTACAAGATGCCCCAGGGCTTCGCTCAGGCGTGTCCAGAGGTCTTCCACTGCTGTTTTCACCTGGGATGATACCCGTTCTGTAATTTCCTTCTGGATAGCTCGAACATCCTCATCCTCCAGGCTAACACGGAAGTCCTCAGCCTCTTCGAGACATGATACTTGGATGTGAAACGAAAATTTTTCCTTGACTATGCTCAGGTGAGGATAATCAAATTGGTTGAAAAGGGAGCCTAAGTCTTTTTTGGCGCGCTCTATTAATTCGGGGTATTCTAAAGTAAAGTCCTCCACCGCCGCCTTAAATGCGCTCTCATATTGCCTCATTTTCTGAGTGTACTTAAAATAGTTTTCACTCGGAAGGAGGCGGCTTCCCCCATCGTCCCATGGTAATGTGTTAGCGTAATGGAAGGTCCTGGCATCGTTAGCGGCGCGCTGTACCTTTTTTATGCTCCAGATATCAACCAGGAGCTTATTAAACTTTCCAGAAGTCCAGCGTGCCCCATGCTTTTCCAGAATTTCCTGAGTAGCCTTATAATCGTATCGGCGAGCGCTCCATTGCGTAATATTAAGGTCTACTAGTATGGCCTTTTCTGATAATCTCATGTCATCCTCCTCATAATAAAATGTCTTGGTGTTCGACTCCCCAAGATATGAACGCCTGAGACTTCAATAAGGTGGGCTGCATCCGAATAATATCCTTCACTAGTAGAACCGAAAACTCTGCGGGGAGCCTGTTAGCATAGGCAATAGCGGCCTTTGCGTTATTAGCGTTCACCTTGCGCGATAGGCAGCCGCACAGGGCATATAATACTGCGCTATCCTGGGGAACATCGGCCTTGTCGGGTGCCCTTAAAATAGAGTCAACGTCTGGCAGGTCCCGACAGATACGTAGAAAGCCGATAAATTCTGTTGCAGCCCCCGCACCCACTGTCCCGCTTAACATGTCGAACTCGATATCGGCGTCCATTCCGGCATTGAGTAGCCTGCTGGCGAACTCCCAGGTCCTAGGGCAAGCATAGGCCTTTTCGTTACGAGTGGGATCGAAGGCCATAAGTAAGTCCGGCCTGTAACGCATAAAGGCAATTATCTCGGCTCTAATAGCATGCCCCAAGGCCCAATCAACCCAATCATCTAAATTGACTGAGAACTCCAGGACTTGTACAAACCTGGACTTCAGCGCACTACTCATTCTTGTGGTCACGGCTCGGTCTGAGTCATGATTGCCTGCTGCAATAATAATCCAGCCTTCCGGTAAGAAGTATTCCCCCAGGCGGCGGTCCAGAACAAGTTGATAGCAGGCGGCCTGAATTAACGGGGGAGCGGCGTTTAATTCGTCCAGGAATAAAATGCCTTTACCTTCCCTGGGCAGGAATGAGGGAATAGTCCAGGTGCAAATATTACCCTCTATCTTGGGAATACCGCGAAGGTCTACGGGGTCCAGCAGAACCGCCCTAACGTCCCTTAATTCTAGTCCCATGTCATCTGCAACTTGTTTGACAATTTGAGACTTGCCCACTCCCGGACTCCCCCATATAAAACAGGGAAGTCCTGCCTTAATAGCGGCCTTAATGGCCTTTTTGACTTGACTTGGTTTCATTATAACTCCTTTTGCACGATATCATACCAGGTCCGGGGCAAGTTGTCAAGGTCTGCTTTCCCATTGTTATGTCGTGCAATTTTCCAGGCTGCCTCTTGAGTCAAACCGGACTCCATTACTTGAGGCTTGAACCCCGCCTTATAACAACGAAGCACCTGATACGTGTCAATTCGTTGCAGCGTGTTCAATTCCCCTCTCCTATTTCAGCCCAGGACCGCTGCACGAGCTTCCCGTTTTCAAACAGCGTCACCTTGCAAAGCCGTAACTCACTCCAGCGCAACGGTCTTAGGCTTGATTCCTCCAAGCGCGGTATCGGGGCGGTTTTCCGTGCTTCCCTTAGGGCTGTTTTCTGCGCTCTAGCAGTGCGTTTCTCTGCCCTGATACGCTCTTGGTTGGCTAGTCTCAGCTTGCGTGCTTCCCGCTTGGCCTGTAATGCTGCCTTACGTTCTGCCCTAAGCTGTACCCTAGCCTCCCGTGCCGCTTTTGCCTTTAATCGCTCTTCCCTTGGCCGGACCGTCCTATGGGACATTTTCGCCCTAAAATAGGGGTCCTGCCAAAGCGCGCTCATCCTGGCAGAGCGGCTTTTCCCTGTACTGTTCAATTGGACCTCCTTTATCATTTTTATTAAGTTCAAAAGCAAGTTTCGTGCCAAATGCGCTCCAGGGGAGAATCCTCCCTGTATCTCCTCAAAATGTCCTATTTTGATGACATGCTGTACTCTTTTGGGGACAATTTGGGCATAACTAAAGTCTTAGTTGTATCTAACATTACACGCTCAAGGCATGCCCTCCCCAGGTACCGCTATCCCTGGTATATCCCTGCCCTGCTTCCCCCTAGTCCTGCTATAGTTGCGTCGCATAATATCTATTATGTCAACTAGAGGGCGGTCCTGCCCTGTACGCGCGCGGGGAAGATTAAAAAGGAATCCCCCCTTCCCCCCCGGCTCCCTGGACGATCACTGCCTCCCTGGCCTGCCTTGGGCCTGTTTTATGGACCCCCCGGTACCCTATTGACGGGGTGTATGCGTCATGTTCTAACCCCTTAAAATTTTTACATAGGTTTTTTCAAGGGACACCCTATTTTCCTTCAATTCTATACTACATCTGGTATACCCTGTATTGCACTGCATCTACCTGTAGGGCCTATATTTAGCCCACTTCAACCAGCATTGGATTATAGATTGAAATTGAAGTATGCGGATTACGACATATTGTCGCCATTTTTGTCGCATTTTGCATCCAGATTGCAGTATTAAGTATTGCAGGATTATGCCATATATGTCCATAACGTGCATTAAACCAGGAAACTACATATTTTGCCTTTATTCCATGCCAAAGGGGAACATGATTCTGATACTAAGAAGTACTTAAGTATACTTTATATTTATTTATTGTAAGTATACTCTATAAAGCGTATACTAAAGTATAATTATACTAGACTATTATATATTAGATATTAATATTAATACTTAATAGGGGGTATTAAGAGGGGGAGAGGGAATCAGTAGTAGGGCCTTATATCCGTTACTGCTCTTACTTGGCTAAGGATAGCCTTACGGAATTTCTCCAATGATGGGTGCAGTGCGGCAACGGCGAATGCCTGTCGGGGGGAGTATGCTTGGATAACAGCCTCAATTCCCCCCATACGTATTGCCATAGCAATTTGATTTCGCCTTCTCCTGGAGAGATACTTACCGTATATTTCCTCAATAGTAGCGCCCTTAGGATAGGGGACCCGGTTTTTCTTCATGGCATTCTCTTGATCAGGTATCCATGGATTATCACGGTACGATAGCCCAGGTAGCCTTCGGTAATAGAAGCATTGAAGATTCCATGCTGGCTATAGCCGTTTACCTGGTAAAAGTGGTTAAAAGCTACCCAGTCTACGTCTATGGTTGTTATGATAATGCCATCAGCCCCTAAGGAAGCAGCTTTCTTAGCTATCTTTTTCTCTCCTGCAGAAGGAGATATGGTCCATGTAGCGTCTATGGTAATTTCCCCAATAATGATAAAATTGTAATTTGGAGTAAAATTGGGCAGGTATACCCCTACCAGGGCAGGGTTAGTCGGGGCGTAGGAGAGGTCTGGATGCCTATAGACTGCTACTCCAGTGCAGGTCACTAAGCTGGTAACCAAAAGTACTATGAGTAGTATTCCTAGAATTACTTCGTACCATTCCCTGATAAACATTACCAGGGGATTCCTGGGGTTAATCATAATTTGGGCTACAGTACTTTTTCTCATAATAAAGCTCCTTTTGTGATACCTTATCAACACGAAATGCTGGATGATTTATAAGCACAATAGTAACCTTAAAGTTTCCATATGTTACCGCGGCGTTCTCTCTTCCTACAACGCGAATCGCAACGGCAATCTTATCTCGCAAGTCAGAGGGAATATTCTTATATTCCTCCTTCATCCAATCATATGCGATTGCAATTGGCATAAGTATTTTTACTCCTTCGCCTTCGCTGGATGCAACAAAATGCGGATACTGTTTCCCCGTATATGTAACCGTAGAACATAAAGGGATTGTTGAGTTGAGCGAGTGCGTACAAAACAAAGAAGTCAATATGGCCGATACCCCATGTTGTAGCTGCTCCCACCTTCGCTTGAGTGTCAATTATGCTTCCCTGATATTTCACCACCAGGAATTCCCTCAAGGCTCCCAGCAGGAACCCCAGCGGAACTGACAGTAGAATCTTGACCATTTTCACACTCCATGCAAATACGGTCCTTGGTCATCCTATCTCTAGGATACCAGCGCCCGCATTTGCGACAAGGGTCTATCCAGCGAGAAACGTTACCGTAAGCAAAGGTAAACCAAGTATTCATGGTGCTTTTTGTCCTCCTGACCATGGAGTAACATGTATTGGGCATGGCGTATTGCGGGCAGTATAGCATCCACATGTACATAAGTAAGTGATTTTGCCGATGCTACCATTGTTGGCAGCAGGTTTGTCCGAATTATGTTCATTGAGGCGCGCCAGGGCCAGCATTCCCACCATTTTGCCAATTTCCTTTTTCATGGCCTTCTCCATGGCTTCCCTGATAAGGTTAACCTTATTTGGTATAGCTGGGGAAAAAAGGATATCAATGGGGATATGAACAGTAATAGCCAGATCATAGCAATTATTGAATGAGTCTTTATTGACTTGGGATGAAGATATAATGGTGCTCTGTAAGGCTATAACTTCTGTAAGGCGTAAGGTTCTCTTTTCGTCAAGCGCTTTCTTTACGATAATCTTTCTCCACTCATCCTCTAGCGTAACGCCATCATATAATGACTGCAGGATATCTAGGTATTCCTGCAAGCCATAGTGTGTGGCTTGGACATTATCATAAATTTCCTGACCTATCTGTTTTTGTTTATCTTCGTTCATTCTAAATCCCCCAATGAGGCTTCCTCTATATCAGACTGCCTCTGTTTCCATGAATGATATTCCTCATCCATTTCCTCATCTGATGCTGCCCTGCCCATCCTCCAATTCTCCCTCTTATATTCCTTAGGCTGAACGGCCCCAGGGGGATAACAAAAAAGTTCACCATAAGCTAGGCAATCCTTCAGGTCCATAAGGGGGTAGTCGGGATGAAGAATTAATTGCTTTTTCAACTCTATTTGGGTATCCAGGAATTTAACCCTGTGCGTCTTGAATCTGGGGAGAAGTCGGTCTGCCCGTATCCTCTTATCCGCGTCAGGCTTGACGGGCAGTGGGACTATTGGCTTCCAACCATGCTTCTCCCCAGTCAAGCGAAGGACATCCCAAAAACCCTTTTGGGTGGCGGCTATTTCAACGCCTACTGCCATGGGTTTCCATTTCTCGACATACTGATAGCAGTCCTTAGCAAATTCATACCAGTCCGAGCGTACTTGGTGGGTGTCTAGTATGTACCAAGTATCCCTGGGGTCTACGGCAATCACGACTAAAGCAGAAAAGGCGTGATGCTTCTTCTCCCCAATAGCCAGGTCTATCAGCATAAAGATGTTAAATGGGTCCTTCTCCAGTTGAATATCTTTGGGTTTATAATACTCAAACATTTCTTCCTGGAAAGGATGGGTATCTGGAGATATCGGATTACACAGGTATTCCGTGAAATAAATGTACAGGTGACCGCTGTCAGAGAGTTGTTTTTGTAATTGGGCCAATGCTTCGGCATTCTTGTGTTCAGGCCAAATAGGAACACCCAGATTATTGACAGCGCCGAATACCCTGAAGTAGACTTCGCTACGTTTCTTTTGGCGCTCAATAAGGCAGTCTGAGGTAACGGGAGTGCTAATCATAAACGTTCTTCCGTCATGGGATAGGGCCTGCTCTACTTCCTTGACCAGCCAACGTTCGTTCTTATCTACATTACGGGGGTTCTCGGCAATCTTGATATCTTCCGGGTCATCAATGACGATAAGCTGGGGACGGTATTCCAGGTATTTTGAGCCAATGATTTGCTGCCCCAGTCCCCTTGCCAGCATCTTACAGTGAATGTTCCCCTCTGCATTTTTCAGGATAAGCTCTTTTTCACCCCATTTCTCAGATACCAGGTCCCCAAAGAATAGGCGAAATGTTTTATTGTTCTCGCATTCATACCGAATATCAATAAGTCTGTCGGCGGCTATGTCTTCTGTCTGGGAAATGAAAATCATGAAGGGCATTTCGCTAAAGACAATGCTATGTAGGGCCAGGAATTCCAGTAATGTAGTCTTGGCGTATCCCCTAGGAGCCTCATATGCCTGCTTTCGGTACTTTGAAAATAGGAAATTATTGGCTATTTCATAGTGAAATGGCGGGGATGGCTTCTGGAAATAATGGGGGAAGAAGTAATGCATCCAGGAAATAGGGTTCAGGCCCCATTTCTTATATAAATCCTGGATAGAATCCTCTGTTAGGTCCTCTGGAAGTTCCAGGGCAAGGTCTAAATCATCAAGATTCTGGCGTACCGGGTACTTTCTCATCGCTCACTACCTCAGCGTCCGTATATTCGCCCGACCTTAGACGCTTCAATTCTTTCAATTCGCCCCTCAATTTCTCTAATCTTTCCTGGGATAGCTGAAAAACGAATTTTCTGGTCTCGGTTTTGTCAATAATTTGCTTAGAAGACTCCGTGAAGTCCTCAATATATTGAAGGAACAGCTTAGCGGCCCTTTCATTTCCGCTTTTAGCTGTCTTAGCCAATGCCTCAATGATATCTGATGTAAATTGCTTGAAGAATGTCTTGCGATATTCCATTACCTGTTGCTGGAATTCTGGTTCTCTCTTTATTTGGCTTAATCTTTCTTCACTGACCTGCAAAACAGAAGCTAATTTCTTTTGAGTATCAGGATTTCTATGCTGCATAGGTAAGGCAATCCAATAAGCCAGTGCATCCTTGGTGGACATGCCCTCAAAAGCATTGTCCTTAACGACTATGGCTTGACTTTTTGGTGCTTTTCTTGACATTCTTACAGACTCCAAGTGGAATCATGGCCTTGATCATGCCCCTGGGAATGGTCATGAGTTCCTGATATCCTTCTTGCTCGGTTTGGGCAAATCCAGCGGCCATAACAATCCTGCCTGGGCTTGCCGAGAGCATGAAGCCAACCGTTTGCACAAGGAAGGGTTTCTTCCGGCTTTCCTCTACAGATGCTCCGCGATGCCATCCACCCTGAATAGCAAAATCCTCCCAAATCACCAGTATAGGTGTATACTTATACGACAATAGGTGTAAATTGTGAGGCTGGCTCAAGCATAAAGTTTTGTTTTTTCTCATTGTACACCAAGAAAAATACTATGAATGGACCACCAATTCGGTGGTCATGCAAGATACCGCGAACATGAAGTCTGGCTCCTTTTTTCAGGCCTCCTTCTTCTTCCGGTATAGATGGATTTGTTACCAATACTTCAAAGTCTTCCATATTTCCTCCTAATCTTTATCCCACCCGGATAGGTAGTCACTGATACCATCCAGTCCCCTGGTAAGGTGCTGGCGTAATTCATAATTTACTTCGCTCTCTTCTTTTGTACTGTCTACGTAAATCTGAAGAGCCAGGTCATTGTGTGTAAAAAACTGGTCAATCTGAAGTTTTCTGAGAATGCGCCTGTCCAGGTCCCTAAATTCCTTGGTTATGGGGTGCTGCACAATGTGGCTAACAGAGCCATCCTCATTATGAATACACCACCGATGGACCTTATTATGCCACCGTACAGACATGCCTGGGTTAATCAGATTCAACTCTTTCTTGAACCATTGCTGGGCCTCTTTCTCTGCCATTCGGCACCTCCTTCTTACAACTTACCAGAATCCGTAAGCCTTTGCAACACCATGAGATAAATATTTATTTTTTACGCGGTGTTGTGAACGCCTACGAAATCTGGTATACTATTTTTATGACCCCAATATATAGTATCATATGGGGCTACTCGCCCCCTGGGAGCGGGAAGGGCGCTGGCCAGCATGATCTCCCAGGGAACAAAAGGAGCCAATAATGGGATATATTTTGGCATGCCTATTTGTAATTGCCCTGGCTTTTGCCTATTTACAGGCCAAGCTATTCGTTGGAACCATTCAATACTTGGTAAAAATCATCAGTGAGCTTAAGTCATTTTCCATGGGCCAACCTTCTCCTGGGATACCAGTAAAGTACATCAAGCCGCCTAGTCATCCCGATTTTGGACTTGGTGATATCGTGAACGATATTGAGAAGGCAGAGCGGGAAGCGGACGAAAAGCTCATATAGGAGTCAATAATGGGAGATACAATGATTCGTGGGAAACAGTCATCTAGCATTGCTGACGTAGACCCCACTTCTGGAGGGCTCAGGATTACTCCTCGCCCGATAGATGTTTTGGGTTCCTATTCATTCCAGGCAATGACTGGAACAATGGCGGCTGGATTGGCTGCAAATTCTCCAATTTTTTCATTTCGCTGGGGAAATACGGCTAGTAAACTTTGTCTCTTGCGTAGAATCAGGGTTGCCCTGAATAGCCTTGGTACGGGTTTCACGGCAGGTGTTGGCAGGTTAGAGGCTTTCTTTGCCAGGGGATTCACTGGGTCCGATACTGGCGGGGGTGCCATTACCCTAACCTCCAATCAGGCCAAACGTAGAACATCATTTGCAACATCGGTAGTGACAGATGCAAGAATTTCTACTACCGCAACCTTGAGTGCTGGTACGCGTACCCTAGATACATTGCCATTTGTCAGTGTTCAGTTTGCGGTTCCGGTTACTACCAACTTTGTGATTCTTCCTACGGTAGACCTATGGCTTCCCTTCATGGGGGACGGTGACTGGCCCTTAATATTTGCCCAGGATGAAGGCTTGGTTATCCAGGCTACTGTTCCGGCAACCGGTACGTGGAATGGCCTTGTCGGCATTTATTGGGATGAATTGTCGGCGTTCTAATCATGGCTGAAAAATATTCTTCCTTTAAAGACCAGGTGATAATTCGACGTGATGAAATCTATAATAATCATTCTGTCAAAAGTATATATCACCCGACATGGAATACGGCCATGGCATTCTTTGAGGGTGAGCAATGGAAGATATGGAGTAAGATTGATAAGCAATTACGCGACTTCAACCCGGCGTCCTTAACCCGTCGCCTGGTTGTTAATCGTGTCGAGAAGATTGTCACTACCTTTGTGGCTCATTTCATCAGAGAATTGCCGACATTCTATGTCAATCCAAACAGCAATACCCCAGATGATAAGAATGCTGCCGATATGTCACAAAATGTTCTTCAGGTAGAATATGCTGATAAATTGGAAAAGGCACTTCCAGAATACTTTTATTGGAAGTATATTATTGGAACTGGAATCCGTGGACTCTTCTGGGATGAAAAAGCTGCAGCTGAAATACAGTTGCCGCAATACGGAGACAATGGGGAAGTAACCAACAAGACTGTGGTCATGGTACCTGAGGTTGGTCAATTATATATTAAGACTATTAATCCTTTCAATTTCTATCCCGTAGGTGGAACTTCAATTGAGGACTGTACCGAAATTTTATATATAGAGCCAATGTCACTGGATGAGATTGAAAGTCGCTATGATTTTGAGGCCCAGGAAGAGCATTTGGAAACACATATGGGTTCTACCGGATATCATCGCGATTATCAGGAAGACCACAATGAAGAGTTTGAGAAACGCGCAAAAGTTTACCATTACTGGAGAGCCGATAGTAAGGGATTCCCTGATGGTGTTTATTGTGCATCAGTGAATAAGGAAATTTTGGAATATCGCGAGAATCCATATTTACAATATGGATATCGCTTCCCGTTTTTTAAGTCATGCGCTATTCCCGTCCCTGGACAGTTTTGGGGAAAGAGCCCCGTCGAGCAGATTAGGCGGACGCAAATTTGCTATAACTACGTTTACTCCCTAATTATCCAGACAATGGAAAGAATGGGGAAATTGAAGTGGTGGGTTCCTAAGCAGGCCAATGTAGACCCGAATGCCATTGATAGCAAGATTGGGGAATTTTGCTATTATAATGCGGCTCCAGGTTTGCCGCCTCCTAACCAGGCCAACCTATCACCTTTACCCTACTATTACTTCCAAGTGCTGGAATGGTTGGACAAAGCCTTTGAGGATATAACTGGATTCCATGAGGTTAAGAGTGCCCGCCTTCCAACCGGTGCTAATAATCCCAGCGGTGTCATGGTAAACCTTTTGTTGGAGCAGGACGAAACACGTCTTGCCCCAGCTATTAAGCAATACACTGCATCACTCAAGGGAGAGGCAAAGTTATACCTGAAGATGGTTCAGGAATTATATATGGAAGAGCGTGTATTGAAAATTATGGGAGTTGAGAAGGAGGCCGAAATTCAGGACTTCAGGGGCTCAACTCTAAAAGACAATAATGATGTGCAAGTAGAAATTGCCCCCGTTCTTTCGGAAGGCCGAGCGGCCTGGGAACAGACCGTATTCAAGGCCGTAGAGCTTGGGGTAATGGATGGACGTACTGCCGTTCAGAAACTGAAGTTAGAACACCCCAAGGCTATGCTGGATATCTTAGCTGATGAACGCCTAGCATTGCGTGAAAATATTGAAATGAGAAATGGCGTCCAGCGCGGGGTTCAGGAATGGGAAAGTGATGATGCTCACCTGAACATATTGGAAGGATTTTTAAAGACTGCTACCTATGAACATTTGCCTGAAGATGTGCAGCAAATATTCTTGCAACACAGACTTATGCATCAGCAGCAACAGGCTGCAAAATTCCAGCAGAAATTGGCTGCAATGCAGCAGATGCAACAGGCACAGGCTGGTACTTCGCCCGAACAGGAAGCGCAAGCAGAGGTAGATGCTGCCCAGCAGCAAGCCAATGCTCAAGCGCAACCTCAAGGGTAATAAATATTTTCTTGGAGGATTCACAATGGGAACCAACGATGAAATCCAAGACAGCCAGAAGGAACAAACTGGCCAAGTCGAGGAAAATCAAGGTCAACCCAAGCCTGAAACCAATCAACCCATAGAAGTGGAATTGGAGGATGGCACCAGGGTTTCTGTGGAAGAACTGCGGTCAGGCTATATGAAAGATTCCGACTACCGCAAGAAGACTGCGGAGCTTGCCGAAGAAAGGCGCAGGTTACAGCGGGAACAGGACATGGCAAGGAATGCCTATCAACCCCCACTCCGTCAATCCGTTGAGGAAACGGAGGAAGAGGTTGATCCGTATCAATTATTGGCGCGCGAAGTCGTGATGCTTAAAACAGCTTATGCTCGCGATTACCTGAGTCGAGAAATTGATAAATTCTCCGCCAAGTATCCCGACACTGACAAGAAAGCTGCTTTTGCCGCATGCTGGTCGAATCCCAATGCTAACATTGAGGATGAGGTCAGGTCTAGTCATGAGGCTATTCAGGCAAAGATAGCTGAAAAAGCCCCCAAGGGGCCGATTCCGGCAACGCTGGAGGAATTCTTTAAGCTGAACCCAAAGGCTAAGGCAGAGTATGACAAAAGAACCCAGGAGGATTACTTGAGAAAAAAGGCCCAAAAGCCCGCTGAAACAAGGAAAGCCCCTGAGTCATCTAGCGCGGCCACTGTGCGCGAGGAACGACAGAAGCCGTCTACAGAAACTTACTCTGATGTTACCGAACGCCTAAAGGCAAGGCTTAAGGAAGAGAGCGACGAATCTTTCTAATAGCAACCTAAGTCAACTTGGGAAGCCTGCTTAGATTGTGTTTTTGAAAGACTCCGTATGGAGTCTTAATCTTAACTTTCTGGGAGACTAAGTTGGCTACAAATTATACCTCTATTGACAACGCTCTCAAGAGAGACTATCTCCCTATCCTGCAAAAGCAAGTTGAAAAGAAAGTCAAGACGTGGGACTTGTTCAGCAAATCTAAGGAAGGCATTAAGGGCCGCGACCTCTATATCAAGATGTTTACCCGATTCCCTCAGGGTGTCGGGCCTGCGGCTGCTGAAGCACTCCTTCCCACCCCTGGTTCAGCTGGATATCAGGAAGCAAAAATTTCTGTTAAAAGAAATTATGCCGTTGTCCAGTTTGACGCCATGTTGGAAAAAGAGAAGAATGCGATTGTTGATATTATTGACTTTGAAATGCAGGCTGCGGAAGAGTCTCTTGTTAAAGAGTTGAACTTTCAGTTGGCCTATAGTGACGGCACCCAGGGCCGGTCTAAGTGTATTACCGCTATCAGCGGTGGCTCTGGTTATGTTATGGCTGTTGGCTGCTTGAATGAGACAGAAGGCTCTCGTAGTGGTGTTGACTTTTTGTATCCTGGGATGGCTATTGATATCGCCGGTGGTACACCCGCAACAGCTACCATCGCCTCTATTGATAGCACCTCTCAAATTACCACAAATGAGCAGTTAGTGACTGTTCCTGACAATGCTGTTCTTACCCGCGCTAATAGCGCAAACCTTGGTATGATGGGGCTTGGTGGAATCGTGAAGGCCACGGGCGCTCTCCAGACTTTGAATCCGGCATCGGCTGGGCAAGAATTCTGGAAGTCCTATGAGAAGGACATGTCTGCCAAGTGGTCCACCTCTGACGGTCTTTTCCTGGATGCCATTCAGGAAACGATTGACGCTATCGAGTGGAATGGCAATGGTAAAGTCAACCTTATTTACGCATGGCCTTTGTTCCAGCGGCAGTATCGCTATGCAATGGAAGCAAAGCGCAGAATCGTCAATACCCTGGACTTCAAAGAAGGTCGGTCCGGGCTTGCCTATGTGACGGAAGATGGGGAAATCTCCATTCAGTCCGACGTTTATTTGCCTTGGTTCAAGGTGTATTTCCTTGACACCAGCAAGCTCTCTATCCGCACCCTCGATGGGCTTCACTGGGAAGAGAAAGATGGCGCTATCCTTCGGTTCCTTGAGCGGAAGGATGTGTACGTTGCATGGATGAAACTCTATTCCGAGTTTATTACCACGATGCGGAATGCTCACGGTTACTGGACAAACACCGGGACCTCGGTGGGCGACTATTCATAATGGATTTTCTGGAGAGGGGGGCTTCGGCCCCCTTCTTCCTTTTCTTTTGGAGTCAACATGCCTTTATCAGCAAGCGGTAAGAAAATTCTTGCCAGGATGCAGCAGGAATATGGCGATAAGAAGGGTAAGGAAGTTTTCTATGCATCCATCAATAAGCATAAACCTGGGTCTAGCAAATGGCATCACAAAAAGACCCATGCTAAGTAAGGAGTAAACATGCCTAACGTATTTGGTTCAATCGAGAGAAAGCCCGGTGAGATTACCATTAAGAAGGGCGACAAAGTTGCTGGACGCAGGGCTCAACATCAAAAGGATAAGGCCCGATGGAATAAAAGGCAGGCTAAGGAAACTGCTAAGGTATCAGCGGGACGCTTAGTAATTGATAAGCATATTCAGGATTTCAGACCCCTGGATGTATTGCATCCATCCGCTGTACAGGGAGGGCTTGACAAAGCCTTCAAGGATAAAACACGGGAACGCAAGGCAAGCCTGGGCATTAGGTCTCGCTAAGGAGTATGCTATGGACGGCCTATCCAAGCAGGGTCAGTATGCCCTGAAAAAGCTCATTAAGCGTTACGGAAAAGAAGGCGGGGAAAGAGTCTTCCAGCGCCAAATGGATGCCGGAATATTACCCGAAACTTATAAAGCCGGTGTTCGTGGTTCTTTCGCCAATAGAGTCGCGGAGAGATTCGGGGCTGAAGAAGAACTCGGCGTAAAGCGCGGCAAGAAGGCATGGTAACATGACAAGAGCGCAGGTTCGTACTAAACTACAGGTCTTGCTGGATGAGTATTCTGATCAGGGTGGCTGGGAAATTGCAGAATTAGACCACATTATTGACTTGGCTTCCAATGAAGTAGCCAGCCTATTCCTTAAAATTGACGATTCCCATTACCTTGAAAGCACTCCCGTCAATGTCAGCCCAATCCTGGGGGAATTATATGACCTTCCCAATGATTTCCTGAAGGTCAAAAGAATGGTTGATTCTGATGGCGTACCCATAACTAGGCTGTATAAAATTACAGACCGCTATCAATATCTTGGTTATGGCGACATAAAACTGTATTATTTACAGGGCTCAAAAATTGGCTTCCTGGATGTTCCTGGAACAGCCGAAACATTGACCTTGCTCTATGTACGAACCCCAGAGCAAATGGATGATGATGCCGATTCACCTGATGTTCCTGAATATTTAGGGCATGACCTTATTGTTTATAAGGCAGCCATTATTGCCCTGTCAATGGATGAAGAATCTAACGACATTATTAATTATCAAGCCAAGCAATTAGAGGATGATATTCAGGAATTGTATTATACCAGAAATGTGGACTTCCCGCGTCAGCAAGAGCGTGATGAAGCCCTAGATGACCTGGATATATAAACTATGAAGAAAAAGAGAGGAATGACCCCAAGCCCGCATTACAGTTTTGCGGGCGGCCTAGTCACCATGGTGGCAAAGACTAAACTTTTGCCTTCTCAGCTAATTAAAGCTCGGAATATTAACTTGCTGGTAGATGGTGAGTGGCAAGTACGTGGTGGTTATGCCAAGGTATCTACCGTTGGCTTTGGAACAGAAATTGACCGCTTCTGCCACTTCAAAACGTCTGCCTATGATAAGTTAATTGCATATGGCGGAACCTATGTCAAAAGACTAGATGTTGGCGCACCTGATGTCTGGACTCAATTATCCGACGCCATGACAGACACGGAAGAATATCGCAGCATGGTCATTGCTCAGAATAGACTATACATAGCCGATACTGCTGGGGTTAAGAAATATGTTGCCGGACAAACTGCCCTATGGAATGCTGGAATTGTGGCACCGTCAGGTGCTTTAACCGCAGCTGATGGCGGGGCTGGCCTTTTAACCGGAACATATACATGGTATTATACCTATTATAATTCCGTCACCGGGGAGGAAAGTAATCCGAACCCAATATCTAATACCCTGGGGCCAATGACATCTCGACAAGTTACATTAAGCGGTCTTGCCGTAAGTGCTGACCCACAGGTAGATAAGCAACGAATTTACAGGAATGCTAATGGAGTGCCCAACCAATGGTGGTTTGTGGCAGAGCGAGCGCAGTCTGCATCTAATTATACCGATAACACCGCAGATGCAAACCTTGGATTAGAATTACTTATTAATAATGCTCCGCCCCCAGGTTCCAAGGCCCTGCTGTATCACATGAATCGCATGTTTTATGTAGACAAGGATGCCCCCAGCAAATTGATGTGGTCAGAACCATATTTGCCAGGATCAGTTCCATATACTAATTTTTGGTATATTGAGCGCGGTGATGGCGGTGGGATAGTTAATATTATTGCTAATTATGGCAATGTCATTGTTTTCAAAGATACCGGAATTTTTTGCTTCTTCTTTAATCCAACTGACCCAGGGTCAAGTTATTATATGCCTATTGCACAAAGATATGGCTGCATTGCCCCCATGTCCGTAGAAACGGTACAGGAAGAATTAGTATTCCTGTCGGGGGAGGGGTTAAAGAGGGTAGTTAATGGTGGCACTAAAATTGAAGACATAGAAGTGGTCGTACAGAGCGATATTCAGGGGGCATCTGTTCCTGCCATATCCAATCTGTTACGAGCATGCTCTAAATCTACGATACATAAGGCAGTTGGCGTATATTACGAAGACCTTAATCAGTATCATTTGTCAGTTCCATATTATGGTTCTGGAAATGATTTAACCCTGGTATGGTGCCTAGACGGTAATGCCTTTGTGACTCATGAGGGATTTACCTCTAAGGCGGTTGGTCTTTATCGTAGCACAAACGCTGAATTACTATATCGTAGCCATAATGACCAGTATATTTATCACCACAATTATGGTTTCACGGATGATACCGCTCCAATATCTTTTGACGTACAAACCGGATTTCACGATGTAGACGGAAATCCAGATGAAAAGAGAATACGCCTCTTTTTCCCAATTATTTTTGGTGCAGACGGGGCACAAATTACATGCGAGATTATTAAAGATTTCCAGGCCTATGGCTCTGGATATTCTAAAACATTCATTCATGAGGGGGCAGCCTTTTTTGGGTCTGCACATTTTGGGGAAAATTTCTGGGGAGCCAGTGGAGAGGCGCTATATCGGGCAAGGGCTAGGGTTACGGGTAGATTGTTTTCTACGCGTTTTTATGGGATTACAGCACTGAGTATTGGATGTGCTGGATATCAATTCTTTTATCAACCTGGACCATTATAATGTCTGGAGAAGTAAATATTCCTAATGTTGTAGATGACGTTAGGACAGACCAGAATTTCAGGAGAATGGCAAGCTCCATAGAGGGTCAGTTTGCCACAGTACAGGAAGCATTAGATACTATTCAGGCGCAACTTACGGCTGCCCTGGCTTCATATATTCGGCATGACCTGTCTACTGCAGCCAGTGACTTCCTGGTAGGCTCCGGGTCTAATACGTTTATAAAAAAGACCCTGGCTAAGGCTAGGGTTGTTTTGGGAATACCGATGTTATCAAAGTCACAGGCATTTACGAGTAATGGCAACTTCACTGTTCCCGCTGGCATTACCTGCATCTACGTTACCCTAATTGGGGGTGCCGGAGGCGGTGGGACTGGTTCATCTGTAAATGGTGGAGGTGGCGGTGGGGCCAGTGAATTCTACTACCGTAGGCAATTGAAAGTAAACCCAACAGATGTACATGCTGTTACCCTAGGGCCTGGTGGTGGTGATGCCACAAATGGTACCGATTCTACCTTTGGCACACTCTTGACGGCTAAAGCTGGGAAAAAGGGAGCCAATGGAGGAACCGGAACGGGAGGAGATGGCGGTGGAGCAAGGGGGGTAAGTGGTGGCGCTGGTGACGGTGGAAACCCTGGATGCCTTCCAGACGGAACTGGTGGAGCAGCCGGAGGTGGGGGTGGAATTGGTATTAGCGCTGCCGGGAAAATAGGTGGTGCTACTAGCCGATACGCAGGCGGAGCGGGAGGAACTGGAGATGGTACTGGTGGTGGCGGCGGAGGAGGCGGCGGGGGTGCCTTTGGAGTCGGCGCTGCCGGGGGAAATGCCAATGCCGTGGGTTCATCGGCTGCTGCCAATACGGGCGCGGGAGGGGGCGGAGGTGGACGCAACACCAAGGCTGGCGGAACCGGTGGTTCTGGATATTGCCTAGTCGAGTGGACGGATGTAACATAATGGCTAAATATATTGCTCCATATATCCTTAAAGACGAGTATGCTTGTCACCATTGTGATAAGTTGCCTTCCGGATTGGACGTGAAATTGCCAGCATTTGTATTTCATTTATTGTTTACCAGGTTTGAGGAAATCAGAAAACAATGGGGTAAGCCACTGGACATCACCAGTGGATACCGTTGTCCTACATATCAGCGCTTTCTGTGGAATGTAGGTCAAAGCGATTCTCCATTATCGGTACATATATTTGGCCTAGCACTAGATATCAATGTCAAATCAAAAAATGAGGTTAACACACTGGTAAACATAGTAGAGGGTATAGATTCCGAACTTCGCATTGGATACCAGCAATACCTAAATGCCGGGAAAACATTTATCCATATAGACGTTGGGTATCTTATAAGCCCAGTCTATGATGAAGCGCTCCATGAAGGAGCAAGGTGGTAACATGGCATCGCGTAAATATCTAGTCTTCAAGAATACCATGACTGGGGATATCTTTTTAAGTGATGAGTTTATCATGGAAGATAATGTTATTTTCCTTGGAACATCTTTTTCTGGATTTTCTAAGTTATCTGTCGGAACGGTAGCACCGAGTAATCCCAGCGTTGGGGACCTCTGGGTTGATACCAATTAAGGAGAAATAAATGCCATACAGTACATTAGGTAAGAATGCAATGCTTAATGCCCTGGGGGCTGTTGCCGTATATGCATCATTGCACAGCTCAGACCCAGGTGACAATGGAGCCAATGAACTTACCGGGGGAAGCCCTGCTTACGCCAGGAAATCAATTACATGGAATGCTGCCGCAAGCGGCTCCATGGATGACTCTAATGTTCCCGTATTTGATGTTCCGGCTGGCTCTACGGTTTCATATGTTGGCCTTTGGTCAGCGGTTACTAGCGGTACTTTCTATGGGTCTGCTAATGTTACCGATGAAGTTTATTCTGGGCAGGGAACATATACGTTAACTGATATGGACCTAGACCTAAACGCATAAGGTAAACATGTTACAGGCTCAAATTAATAAGGAAAAAAAGCGACAGCGCAGTATTGAGTTAGCTAAGACTCAATTGCAGAAGTTGTATGGTACCGGAAAGGTAGACTGGGAAATGGCTATTAGAAAAGCCGAGAAAATTCAGCAAAATACTGCAATAGCCAGGGCATACCTACAAGCAAGATATGATAAGTTAAAGCATGAGCCTGTTGTGATTCCGGTTATAATTAAGGAAAAGAAGACGTGGTTTCGCAAGGTCATTGACGCAATAAGGGGATGCCATGCTGGCCGTAGGTAAATCTGGTTATAATTGGTGCTATAGCTCAGTGACTGTTCCAACAACTACGCCTGGTTTTGCAGTTACCCCTGGAGTTGACTCTATGGGTTCATATGTGCAAATGGTTTCTGGAGCGAACCTGTCTAAAGATTGCTATTGGGTAAGAATGTTTGTATTGGCTGGCAATACAACCGCAACTATTAGAGATATCTTAATAGACATAGGACTTGACCAAGCTGGCGGCACTGCTTATGCACAACTTGGGGGCATAAATAATATCTTTACCCCTCAAGCCGCTAATTTTGTAGCTGGAGGAAGATGGTTTGGATTTCCTTTATTTATTAAAGCTGGAACTAGTGTTGGCGCTAGGGCTCAGTCTAACGTTGCCACAACTGTCCGTGTTGCTATGTGGTTTTTTGGTCAGCCAGTACATCCAGAAATGCTTTCCGTTGGAACATATAGCGAAACCATAGGTGTTAGCGGTAACGGGGGAACCCCATTTACCTGCGGAAGCACTGGAACGTTTGGCTCCTGGACTTCACTTGGAACCACTACTCGTCCTTGTTGGTATTGGCAATTAGCATGGGGGCATAATGTTGGAACTACCACTAGCCAAGCATATGTAGCAGAATTGGGATATGGAGACGGAACAAATATTGTGACTATTATAAAATATATGCCAATGCATAATCCAGCAGCAGCAGAGGCATCTGCAAATGGATTCTTTTCTGGAATTTGGGAAGTTCCAGCAGGGTCCACTTTATATGTCAGGGGTGGCGCATCTGGAACAGCAGAAACTACTGAAGCCGTGGCCGTAGGAATTGGGGGTTAATATGGCAATAACTTATACTAATGATTATGCCACTATTTCAACTACAGAATATGGATTAGCTTCAGACTCTACATCTATCGTATATCAAACTACAGATGGAGTATTTCAATTCTTCATTGACTTCATAAATATGACTATTACAGAGCAATACAGAGTTAGATTGTATGAAAAATATGATAGTGGTAGTACGGCTAGATTAATAGAGGAATGGATTTTGACTGGCGCGCAAAGTAAACCTATGTTTGTTACTCCGGCATTTACATTGGGAGAGGGATGGGAAATTACGGTAACTAAATTAGCTGGAACTGATAGGTCTATTCTATGGAGTATTAGGAAGATAGCATAATGAGTTGGCAATATCAACCTATCCCGTCTGCCGCTGCGGCATCTGGTATAGAAGCTCACTCTGGGACTGGTATCATTTCTGGCAACGGAGCATTGGTTGCCCTTATTGTAGCGGGCATGATGGGATTAGCCTCCATTTCTGCTGGCCCAGGACATGCTATAGCTACCGGAGTCAAAAATGATTCCAGCATTGCCGCTATCTCTGGTGGTCCAGGGCATGTTACAGCCACCGGTGGCAAGTCGGAAGAACACTCTGGGTCTGGGGTTATTTCCGGTAAGGGCTCCATGGTGGCGACGGGCAGTAAAGACCCACTTGGTATGGCTGGTATATCTGGCAAAGGAGCATGGACAGAAAGTGGAGCCAAGGGGGACGGTTTCTATGGATATATGTCTGCCAATGGAATTCCCGTGGCAAGCGGAATCAAAAAGATGGAGGTCAGTACTTCCATATCTGGACATGGAAACCAGGCGGTTACCGCCTCTAAGCAAACAGGAAGTATATCATCCATTTCCGGGAATGGCTCCTTGACTGCATCAGGCAGCGCCAGCGGGGTATCTGTTGGGACCCTGAAACGGTGGGATGGATTCTCCTGGGTAAAGGCTCCATTGGATGCATATGTAGACTCATCGTGGAAAAATAAGCCACTGAAGATGTGGACTGGCTCTCAATGGGCTGAAATAGACACGACAGGAGTATAACTATGAATGGTCAAGAACTGGTTAGCC